TTGTCTGAAAATAAGCAGGATAATATTCCTAAAGTAATTTCAATAGTTGGTCCTACGGCTTCAGGCAAAACTAGTCTTGGTATTGCGCTTGCGAAAAAATTAGCTGAGCGCGGGATTCGTGCGGAAATCATCAACGCAGACGCGTATCAAATGTATCGTTACATGGATATTGGCACGGCTAAGGCGAGTGCGCAGGAGCAGGCGGAAGTACCACACTATTTGCTTGACATAATTGATCCTGAAGAAACGATGACGGTTGCGCGATTTCAAGTTTTGGCCAGACAGTGTATTAGTGAGTTGCAATCGCGTGGTGTGAGGCCGATTTTAGTTGGAGGATCGGGATTGTATGCTCGTGCTGCTGTGGATGATATTACATTTCCAGGCACGGATGAGTCTATTCGTGCAGCTTTGGAGGAGCGCGAGCACAAAGAGGGAGCGAGTGCGCTGTTTGATGAGTTGCAACAAAAGGATCCGGTTGCTGCGGCTCATATGGATGCGCGCAATCCGCGACGTACAATTCGCGCGCTTGAAGTGATTGAGCTTACGGGAAAGCCTTATTCCGCAACGCTTCCGAAGTATAAGTATGTGATTGATTGCGTGCAAATTGGCTTAGATTTGCGTCGTGAAGATTTAGATAAGCGCGTGGATTTACGTACGCAAATTATGCGTGAGCAGGGTTTTGTGGATGAGGTGCGCGCGATTCGAGGGCGATTGGGTGTGACTGCATCTCGTGCTCTTGGCTACCAGCAGATTATGGATTATTTGGATGGCGTGTGGAGAGAGGATGAGGCTTTTGCGGATATTGCACAAAAAACTCGACGACTTGCACGCAAACAAATGGGTTGGTTTGGTAGGGATGCTCGCATCCACTGGTTGGACGCGTTGCGACTGGATCTTGCGGAAGCTGCGCTCGCGATTGTTGATGCTGCGGATGCGGGGGAGTTTGATTGCAATAGTTCTGATGCTACTGAGCACGCTACTCAGCACCATCTCGGAGATGCTTTCGAAGCTTAACTTAAATCTTGGAAACATTGGGTTTTGCTACAAAAAACGCCACTGTGTGGGCAGTGGCGTTATTGCGTCTGTGGAGTCGCGGGGAATTAGCATTTAACGGTCACTAATGCCTTATTTTTCTAAGAGTTTTATAGAATAACATTTTAGTACCAATGCGCTCAATATCGCCTTATCTTGTGTTTTTTTGCGGCGAATATCAGAACATCTTTCGCGTTCGCTATCGTGTTTGAATTCTATCAAATATTGCAGAAAATTTCTCATTATTTTTTCTAGCTTACTTTACTTTATATAATAGCTGTGCTATTATATAAAGTGTCAAACAAGAAAGGAGGTGACATGCATATAGTGGAAATACTTACTGCGATTGCAATTCTACTAGTTGGTGTTGCAAAGCTCATAGAAGCGATAGCAAAGCTTATCAAAGAATTGAAGCGCAATAAGTAAATAAAGAGTCCCGAACAGCCTAAGTGTCCGGGACTCACCATCCACTATACTGCAGGCTCATTATGAAATTAGATGCAATAGTATCTGCTATGTTCTCACTCGTTATTATCGCTGGAATATGGTGCCATTTTTCACCTTGGCTCATTACTGGTTGCGCTGTAATCAGTGCTGTATGCGCGTTAGATGCTGGGAGAAAGCACAAAGGGTAGTATGAGTGAGCGTTATTTGAGTTATACGGAAGTTGCTGAGCTTATTGGTGTAAAAACTGGTGCGCTTGGCAACTACAATCTTCCAGATCCAGACGCGTTTATTGGTCGCACTCGTGGCTGGAAACGTGAGAGTATTGAAGCCTGGAATGCAAGCCGTCCAGGTCACGGTGGCCGCCCTGCTGTGCAGAGTGATTAAGAGTATACAAAATGCCCCTCCTGCTAGTGAGGGGTATTTATTTATATTCGGTTTTCATTAGATGTGTTACTGGTATCATTCACGACTTATTTACGTTTTACTGATATTGCAGAAAATTTCTCATTATTTTATAAATTTCTTTACTTTATTATAATTATTATGTTATAATAATATTGTAATTAATAAAAGAAAGGAGGATGATGAAAGATATCTTGGAAATCATAAAGCTGATTCTTGAAATCTTAGCAATAGTAATAACACTCATTGCAACATACAAGAAGAAGCGATAAAGAAAAGGGGTTCCAACCAACCATACTGGCTAGAACCCCACTTCCCAAGATACTTCATCAAAACGTTATGAGCAAGAAATACTTGTATATTATTGCGAGTGTGTTAAGTTCAGCAGCATCACTCTTAGGTATTGCTATAGCATCAACGTTTGTTAATTATGCAAGTGGTGTTGTGTTTGCAGTATTATCGATTGCTCTAGCTTATAGAGCTGGAGGTGAAGATCGGTGATAACGTACATGAGTTTTACTGATATAGCAAATTATTTAAATGTTACAAAAGGAGCTTTAACACATTATAACTTACCAGAGCCAGATGCTATGGTTGGCAAGGCGCGCGGCTGGAAGCGCGAAAATATTGAAGCCTGGAACGCGAGCCGCCCAGGTCATGGCGGTCGCCGTGCTGATGCAGAGTAGTTAAGGGTATTTCGGAGTATTTCGGAGTATAAAAAATTACCCCCCGCATGAAGCGAGGGGTAATTGCTATTTATTTTCAGTAGGCGTGTCTTCTGTTGGCTTGCCGCGCCCATCCAGCTCAGCGTCAGCTTCGGCTGCAGCGGCATGCTTACCGTTGCTGATAGCATCATCTGCCTGTCCGTCAACATAAGTTTTTACACAAGCGAGTACAGATAAGAGAATTCTCATAGCCTTTGTTTTTGCAATTTGCAAGTTCAATGCTGATATATTTTCGGCAAAGCTAACGCCTTCTATCCACATAATATATCCACTCACAATCCCCACAAGTGGTGGGTTAATACCTAAGTTTGCTTTAGTTTGAGCATACTCAAGCAAAATCGAAAGAGCTACTATCAGCACGTACGCGAATTTGTGGAAAAGCCCATCGCGCATTTTGCTACTAGACACACAGTGTAAGTAAACTGCTTTCGCAAAACCACTAATATAGTCGAGTAATACGAGTCCTCCAGCAATTTCGAGCATTCCTATTTCAATGTTGTTCATTCTTTTCTTCTCCTATTTGTTACTTTGGTTGATTATCTTTTGTAATCCACGTACCACTAATGTGTGTGAAACAGTTTTTGCCGTCGCCATCCCAGCAGATGCTTCCGTCTGGCTTTACCATGATGCTTCCTGTGCCATTGCCGGATAGTCTGATGGTTGCTAGGGAAATCGGTCGGAACCCGTCAGGGACTTGCTCTCTCGCTTTAACCCACGAGCCGCCGCCACAAACCACACAACCGCACCCATTCACTGTGACAACGTTGCCGCATCGTGTGAAAACCATGCGCTGGTCTTGGTTCGTGCCCCATGGAATGTGCATAGTAAAGCTGCTAATGTCACCGTCGTGCTCTATCGGTGACACGTCTGGTTTTGGTGCCGGTGGAGGAGTTGCATGGTCTGATTGAGCGTATTTATTCCACGCCGTGCGGTCACCGTAGAATTTGTTAAGGTCAAGGTTGCCGCCGTAGTTTGGCAACGCTCCAGCACTAGAATATTGACGAATTGCACAACCGTACGCGTCTTCATTCCAAGGCTTGTCCTGGTATCCTGTATGGTCATTGTTAGCGTATTGTGCTATCCACAGTCCGCAGTTTGTTGCTTTACTAACAGCTGCGAGTCTTCCATAGTCTCGCTGACTGCCGTAAAGAAGAGGACGCACGCCAGTAAGATTGTAAACTGTTTGCGCACACTGTTGTAAGTACGCTGTATCGCCGTAAGCGCTGTTGCTGCCGCTTTCAAAGTCGAGTGCGAGTATTGCGCGCCCAATATAAGGCTTTACCGCGTTCACAAAGTATTGCATCTCAGCCTGAGCGTTGCCGCCACTAATATAGTGGTAAATGCCCAACAGTTTGCCACTGTTTAGCGTTGCGTCTGCTTGAGCATGAAAACACGGGTTCGTATACCATGCGCCTTCGGTGGCTTTAACGATGACAAAATCAGCTGGTACTGCTGCGATATTAATGCCGCGCTGATACCAGGATACGTCGATGCCGTTCAATGCCATATTCTCCCTCCTATATTAAAAAAGCCACGCTGTTTGCGTGGCTTAAAAGTGAGTTGTTCGGGAATTCCGAACACGTTCAAAAATATAATCGTGAGTTAATCGTGCGAAAAATTTTACTGAACGTTGATTTTCCGCGGTTTCTACTTCGATTAATCGTGAGTTAATCGTGCGTATTGTAGTCGAGTAGTTCCGGATAAAACCGGATTTCTCGGACGGTTTCGGACGGGAAGTATCATACTTTCCGAGTTTTGCCCTTACTGGACTCTTACTGTACTTTTATTGAACTTTCTGAAATTAGTACCTTAATTAGTACCCAAAGTCCCAAAAACGCTATTGAAAAGTACCCAAAGTCCCAAAAATTAGTCCCAGTTTGTCCAGTTTTTGTCCAGTTTTTGTCCAGTTTTTGTCCAGTTTTTGTCCAGTTTTTGTCCAGTTTTTGTCCAGTTTGTCCAGTTTTTGTCCAGTTTGTCCAGTTTTTGTCCAGTTTGTCCTAAAGTGTCTCATTTTTTGTTTTGAGCCGCTTATAATACGCGTTCATGCTTTCTACGCGATGCAGAAGCACGGGAGCGCGCCGTACTCGTTTTTGTTTCCGTTGAACCAGTCGGGCAAGCCATTACCGTCGACTATCGGCACAAACGACGACTCGTTATTGTAAGTACTGCGCAACCAATAACTTCTACCAGCACGCGCGCGACGACTGTTATCTGTGAAGCAAGCCCACTGCCTGTAAGAGCTAGAAGACTCTTTAGAATAACGTGTAGTACCGAATGCTTCAATCTCAGATGGTGGGAACACGTGCTCAGTAACAGTCCCCTGCTCACCGCGAAAGTCCGTCCATGGTAAGTACATGTTTTGCACGTAAGGCTTCAAAGAGTAAGGCATCGCATCATAGAAGCTGTTAAAAACACTCTCCAAAGTAGAACCAGTATAAGTGTTACCTGATCTTGAAAACAGTACACTACTAGGCATCAACCTATCCGGTATCATCAATGCCTCGTTTTGCCTGTAATGGTTAAACTCCGCAATAGTCCAACGGTAAGTCGTACCATTCACCGTCTCCTCAAAATAGTCGCCAACGTTTATCATGTAACGTTTATTGTCGCGAATAGCGCGTGCAATAATCTCCGCACCAGACGAATACTCTTTAAACGGCTGCCAGTTCGACACAGGCTCAAAGCTAGGCGTAAGCTGTTTAGGCGACGTGTGCGAGTTAAACCATTCGCGCGCTTCGTTATAGTCTAAGCCAGCTTGCAAAGTCAACGGCACGTCCACACTTATGCCACTACCGTCAGTCGCACGAAAATGTAGGTGAGTGGTAACGGTCTCAGGAATTTTCTCATTCGGCATTTGAATATACCAATTGTTGCTGCCGCGATGCTCAATTATCACGCGCGGATCGTCACAAGATACCTCATACAGTTGCTCCTTACTCAAATCCAATTCAGGAGTAACAGTGAAATCAATATAATGATTCTTAAATAAAGTAATCGAATTGTACTGTGGTTTCAACGACTTCAACCTCACATCACCAAGTCCGCTGCCGCCGTAGAAAATAGGCTGAATAACAGTCATTACTTAACCTCCTGCTCGAGAACAGTAAACTTCAAATCCGTTGGTTTCTTAACAATAATTTTTACCGAGCCAACCGGAATGTTCGAATCATCGTCAGAATCCAGGAAAATAGGGGACGCTGCGCCGTACGCTTTCACGTCCGTCTCATTCGCTGGCTTCAATCCAACCGTGCGCACAATATGCGAGCCTGCAAGCGCGTCAGAAATCTCAACTGTCGCCGTATTGTCGCTGAACGCGTTTGCAGCAACCGTAAGCGTGTGAGTCTTAATTTTTGTCCACGCGCCACTCTTGCCCTGTTCAATAGCAGACTGCAACGAGCTAATACTGTTCTCAGCGTTGCTAATGCGATTCTTATTCTTATTTGTAGCTTCTAATGCTGAGTTTGCTGTGCTTTGAGCGCGCTCAATAGCAGTATCTGTAGCATTCATTTTGTTTTGAATCTGCTCCACGGTTGCGCGTGCTGCTTCAGCCGTACTATTCGCCGTACCAGCCACGCTTTTAGCATCTTGAGCCGTCTGTTCGACAGTTTTCAAACGTGTTTCAGACTCTTGCAAAGCCTGCGTAGCCTTACTCGTAGCATCATTCGCCGCCTGTGTCGCACTGTTGGCTGCGCTAGTAGCATTATTCGCCTTACCAGCCGCATCAGCGGCTGCAGACGCTTGAGCGTTAGCCGTACGAGTAGCCTCCAATGCTGCATTATTCGTCTGCTTCAACTCGTCAACCGCACTAACTACTCGCTTAGCAGTCTCGCTAACCTCTTTCACTTGGTCAAGAACGCTCTGAGCTTGAGCCACAGCCGTAGCAGACTCCTGAGCTGTATGAAGCGCATTGTTTGCTGCTTCAACCGCCTGTTCGCTAGTCTGCTTTGCTTGAGCTACCTCGCCGCTAACGTTCCTATAAGCTTGTGCTGCTTCATCACACTTTTGCGCGCTAGATGACGCGGTAAACCCGGCGCGCTGAGCTTTAACAACCTCTTCTCTTAATGCTGCTAAATCGGTTTCAGTCTGTTTGTTTGCAGTCTCTGTTTTCTCACGAACCGCGTCCACGGCTTGAGCCGCACTGTTAGCGCGCTCAACCGCCTGCTGCACTTTACTAGCCGCATCACTTGCCGCATCCTGCACAGTTTGCTTTAACCCACTCACAGCATCATCAGCACGCTTTGCTGCTTGGTCAGCCGACTGTTTACTAGCGTCACACTGTTGAACAACTTCAGTAGCGTGACTAATCATATTTTGAGTGTTTTGAGCAGCTTGTGATGCTTCACTTGCCGCGTCTGTTGCTTGTTGTGCCGCGCTGTTGGCTGCGCTAGTAGCGTTATTAGCGGCATCAGTAGCATTTTGAGCATTCCGCGATACTGTTTCATTCTGCTCAATCAGGTGTGAAACTTTATCAGTTAAAGCGTTAGCTTTACCAGTAGCGTCCTTTGCTTGTTGTGCCGCGTCTTCAAGCTCCTGCCGGTACGACTTACCCTCAGGCGAACCAGCGTCAAAAACCGGCTGCTCGACAATAGCAGTAAAACTACGAGAGCACACGATCGTCTTATCACGTTTCACTTCAAAACCAAGCGTCACTGTGCCTGGCATATGACAAGCGGCAACCGGAACAGCTACCTGCCAAATGCGACCGTCGTCAGAGTCTTTCGCTTCCATTTTCACGCGGTCACCAATAAGCACACCCGGCTGCCTGTTCCAGCATAAGAACACTTCAACCGACGCGTCGTCAACTGGCACACCATTATCTAACAATTGCACGCGGATAATACGCCCATTCTCGTCGCCACCGTTCAAACGAACGTCAGGAATGAAAGCGTTAGCATAATCCAATTGGATTACGCTCCACGTAGCATTCTGAAAATCACTCATGCTCAGCCTCCTCAGCTTTCACTTCTTTAACTTGAGTCTCTAAAATAGAAATGCGCGCCTGTAAGCGCGCATTATCCAAACTCAAATTCGCAATCATCAACTGCAAATTCGTAATAGTTTGTTTCACTTCAGGATTCATCAGACTTGCCTTTCTCTTTATCATTTAACCCAACGCCCAACGCGCGCATAATCACATCAAGCTTCAAATTCATTTCTTTTTGCCAAGGACTCTCGTCCGTAGACGCTATAGCATAATGCGTCTCCGTCTTAATAGTTCGTGTCGCTAACACCGGAGCCGGCTCTGAAGGAACAATTTTTATATCCACCACTCAACCTCCTTTCTAAATGACGAAGCCATTTCTAAAGCCAAAAGTAACCGGTACCCATTCTCTAGCTGTACCGTCTTTGTCCATGCTAGTAGGCAAATAAAAAGTTCGACTATCCATATTCGCGCCATCCTCATAAACACAGTCACTAGCAAGCCCGGCTTTACTAACCTTATGATACCCAAAATTACAATCCGCGCTGAAGTTAAGCCCTTGTTCCAAGGTGCCGAAAGACGTTGGTGAGTAAGTTAAAGCTGCTTTGTATGCGCCGGCTCCATTAGACTGTATGCCAAAACCAATCAAACAGTCATCGCTTCGCGACCCAAAGAAAAGCACTTTATGCCGAGAATCCGCGTAATCAATAATGCCAATTCGACCATACTTGGTATTGCCTGACATGAAATGCATGCCATATTCGTCCAAAGATAGCGTGCGATTGTGAATCTTATTATTGGCAATCGTCATGCCGCCAATCTCACCACGAGATATGTGAATAGTAGACGTTGTCAAATCCCACCAGTTCGAATTCACATAATCCTGAATGCGCCCAGCTTTAATCAAACCCGCGTTGAGCGAGCCAGTTTTCAAATAAGACGCGTTCAAATAGACTTGACCACCGCTCAAATAAATACCCTGCGTTTGCCCGCCATTCGTGAGTTTGTTGAAAATAGCTTCCTGGGTTAGTGACTCGTTCATCTTCGAAATCACACCAGCAGAACTATCATCAACAATCTCTTGTACCGTCTTGCCACCAATCTTCGTCGTAGCCTGCAAGCTAAACTCGCCCGTATCAAGATTCCAAAAATTCTTACCAACTGCATCGCTCAAAATACCAGTGTAGATGCGGTCTGCGAAGAGTCCATGACCATCACAAACGTTCTTCCAATTCCAATCTCCGTTAGACTTTTTAGAGTCTGCGATGCGCCAGAACCCTCCGCCAATTTGAGTCACGGTAGTAGGATTCTTACCTTTGTTTTTGTCATAAACAAACAAACCAGCATTAGGCGTAAAATACGTGTAGCCACCGCGCGCATTAAGTACCGTGTTTACGTGTTCGATAAGATTGCGAACATACAAGCCGTTACCTTCCGCAACCGCATTCCATTCGCTAGACTGAGCAATAAGCTCATCAAGCTTCTGTTGCATCGCACGCCGCCTTTGAGTATACGACTCGCAGATATTGCCGAGCGTAATACGTGTAGCATCAACAGAATCGAGTAAGTCTTCCTCAATCTTCAGCACACGCCCCTCAACACGAATAGGAGGCGTAAACGTAGTGTCAACAATCTGCACAGCGTCGCCAACACTCACGCCATGCGCATCAAACCCAGCACGACCAAGATTTACCACGTCCGCTTCATAGGACACTTGTGGCTTCGACACTTGGGCAAGCCGCGCTTGAGCAAGCCTTAAAAGCTCATTACGGTCATCGCAATCCTCAAAAACCGCATCGCCTTCAAGCACCCCCCAATACTTTTGCGCTTCAACATTGTCAAGATACGGTTTACCACCGTTTACTTCCTTGATACCAATACGCCTAGAGTAACCTCCAGTAGCGTTACCGTCATCGTCTGTTTTCTCTTCACCTTTACCCCAAGCGTAAAGACGCGTAATGACTTGCTCGGCCATAAGAGTGCGTTTAACGCTCTTTAAGTCGCAGCCGTACTCGAATCGCCTTTCAGCGTTATGATTGCCGCGCTGCTCCAGCAAGTTCACAGTTCGAGCCGTAACCTTACCATTCTCAACGGTTACATTAGTTTCAACTTCAAGTCCGTATTCTTTTGTAATGGCTTGTAAGGATTTTAAAACGCTTTGATGGTAAAAGTTTAGATCAGCGTAATGGCGTATTGTGCCGTTGTCTACATCGCCAACGTTCCATCGCGTGCCTTCTAGTGCGACTTTCACGCGTTCTGGTGCGGTTGTTTTTCGCCCTCGTTTGTCCAGTATGTATACGCTTCCGAGTTCTGCGATAGAATTCACGCAATATGCTGTGGTGACTGGCTTGCCTTCATCGCGCTGTGTTTCAACGATTTGCACAATATACTCGTGCCATAATCCTTTGCCGTCTAAGTAGAGTATTCTGTCGTTTTTCTCCACTCCGCCATCAAGCGTAGTGATGTCAAGCGTGTCTGTGCCGTCTGCTGCGCATGTGCTTACCGCTTTAGTAATAGATGTAATATCTGGCTTTAGTATGTCGTTGTAGCTTACGTGAGCAAATCGCATTGATGCTCCTTTATATTAAAGTTAATGGTGTTGCTTCGAGTGTCCCGCTGCAGCCTGTACAAGTGATTGTGTTTGCTCCTGGTAGCAGCGTGAAGTAGTCGGAATCGATTGTTGGAAGAATAATATTGTTGTTGATTCTGCAATTTCTGCTTTGCGGGTTCGCGTTGATTGTCAGTACTCCATTCATGTGTGAGCCTGTGCTAAAGGTAAGAGTTTTGCCATCTTGCCTAGATATTGATGCTGAGCCTGTGTCAAGGGAGAGTGAGAATTGCGGCCACACTGGACTGCTGCCTGGTATTGCCACATGGTTTTCGCCTTCATGTATCCTGAATGTGTGCTTTTTGCCATAAAGGTATGGGTCTGCATCGAGTGATAGTTCTAGCAGTAGTGCAGAGTGGAATGAATCTTGCCAGTTTCGTATTGTGTTCCAGTTTGATATGCTCCATCGTCCGCGATATTCTCCGTTTGAGTCGCTTGTTTGTAAACTTCCTTGCTTCCCGTGAATTTCTTTGGCAATATGCTCAAAAAGAGCGTTTACTGTGGCTAAATCGCCTAAAGCGTAGAGGCTTAAGGTGATTGCACGTTTTTGTAGGAACGCTGTGTGCGTATCGTCTTCTACTGTTGTGTCCAGCGCACCGTTAAGTCCAGGAACGGTAATGCTGGAAGTAGTTGTTTTTGGTGATTCTATGCTGATTCCCTTTTTTTCGAGATTCAGCCCCCATTCGTCGAGTGGGATTTTGTTGATTCTACATTCCAGCATTATTGTTCCCTTCTTTTATCTTCCTAGTGTTGCCATTTTGTTTAGCTCATTGTTCATTGGTTTTGCGAGTATTCCAGCCATAACTTCTCCGCCGCGACCGTTCAGTTTCAGTGCTACGCCTTGGCTCATTACTCCGTCGAACGCGTCGTATAGATCCTGCTTTGTTAAGCCTGTTCTTGATGCGTCGACTTCATAATTTGCTGCAACTTTTGCTATCTGGTTTTGTTGAGCGTTCCAGCCTCCATCAGGTGGCATGACTGTGGTTCTTAAGCGGATAGCGTTAGTATCGTTAAACCAATTTCCAGATTGCTTTGTGAATCCTGCAACCTGCTTTTGTACGCCTTGCCACGAGTCGCCAAGCCCCTTGCTGAAGCCTTGCATGATGGCTTTACCAGCTGGAATGAGCAGCTTCTTATCATAGGAGATTGGTCCTTTATGCTCGGCAATCCAGTTACCGATACCGCCAACGAAGTTGCAAACTCCGTCCCATGCGCCTTTCAAGCCTTTCAGGAAACCGTCAAGGATAGCTTTACCAGCATTTAGCAGCCACTGACCGGCACCTCTGAAGAACCCAAGAATCCTATCTTTCAAGCCAGTAACAAAGTGGAATACTGCGTCAATTCCAGCTTTAGCACCATTCTTAATACCGTTCCAAATATTGCTGAAAAAGTTCTTGATACCATTCCAGCACGCGTTCCACGCTCCAGTAATACCATTCAAGACACCACCCAAAGTGTTTTTAATACCGTTCCAAACACCTTGAGCAAAACCCTTAATACCGTTCCAAATGTTAGTGAAGAATGAGCTGATGCCGCTCCAGCACGCGTTCCACGCGCTGCTAATGCCTTGGCAAATAGAATTAAGTGTTGATGTAAGCCAATTCCAAGCAGCTTGTGCTGCTGCTTGTATACCGTTCCAAATGTTAGTAAAGAATGAGCTGATGCTGCTCCAGTACGCGTTCCACGCATTACCTATAAAACTGAGAGTTGCTTGCAATGCTGTACCTATAGCATTAATAAAGCTCATAAATACGTCACACAAACCTTGCCAGATTTGTTTCCCTAATTCAGTTTGCGTGAAGAACCAAATAAGCCCAGCCACAACAGCTGCTATAACTGCAATTAGCGCACCTATAGGATTCATGTTCATAACAACGTTAAAGGCTGCTTGCACTGCTGTAGCTATTTTTGTTACAGTTGACCAGATTGATGTTGCGATTTGTACTGCTTTTATAGCGCCAGCCCAAGCTAACCAAATACCAGCAAGAGGCGTTAATACTGGAGCAAGGAATTTAACTACTTGCAAAACGCCATTTAGTAAATCGAGTACAACTTTTAATGCTACGGCAAGAGCTTCAGGCGGGAATAACGCACCCCACCCTCCAACAATGCTGAATACCTCTTTGAAAATGTCGCACAATGATTGCCATATTGCTTTGAAAGACTCGAATACTCCAACGTTTTGCATTGCTGCAAAGAGTTTCCCAAACCAGTCAACAACTCCACTAATAGCTGCTGCCAATGGTGCTTGCATCGAGTTAGTTAGGTCCCCGATTGCGTCTGCGATTGCGCTCATTGCTTGAGTTGTTGGACCTTTGATTGAGTCAAAGATTACCATTCCAGCTTTTACAACAGACGCTTGCAGATTTCCCCATGCGCCTTCGATTGTTACTGTGCTTTGTGCAGCTTTTACAGCAACATCATCAAAACCTAGGTCAAGCAATGCTTGATTAAACGCTTCGCTGGTAATCTTGCCTTGGCGCATAGCGTCTGCGAAGTTACCAGTGTATACGCCGTTTTTCTTAAGCTGTTCCTGAATTTTGCCAGATGCACCTGGTATTGCTTGTGATAGCTGTCGCCAGTTATCTGCTGTGAGTTTCCCTGCACCAGCAGTCTGTGTTAGCACCATTGCGACGGATTTAAACGTTTCTTTGTTGCCACCTGCGATTGCGTTCAAGTTGCCAGCTGCTTCAGCAAGCTTGTCGTAGCCTTTTACACCATTCGACGCGAGCTGTGCTGTAGTTGAGCGTATGTCTTCAAGATCATACACAGTTTTATCTGCGTACGTTTGCGTTGACTTGGTAAGCTCTTTAATCTGCTTATTACTTACTCCTGCGAATTGCAATGTTGCGCCAAACTTTTGCGCAGAGTCAGACGCGCTCATGATTTCGCTAGTAATACCGCCAAAAGCACCAATAATTTTACTGGTAACAGATTGCGCTATGCCGCTAATCATGCCCATTTTTAAGCCAAAACCTTTAGCAAATCCGCTGCCTGCGTTTTCGCCGCTTTTTTGTGCGTGAGATGCCATAGAGTTGAGTGCTTGCTGGATTTTCCCGCCTATCCCTGCTGCTTTTTGGGAAAAAGTGCTTGCATAGCCTGTGCCTGCTTGTGAGCCTTTTTGTATAACAGTAGAGTTGGCTGATGTTAGTTTTTGGGCAATGTTGCTTCCAATTTTGCTAACGTTTTGATTGAACCCAACTGCATATTTTTTGCCAGATTCAGAACCTTTTTGAGAAACACTATTGTTGGCATTATTGAAAGCGTCGCAAATAGCCTTACCTACGCCTTTTGTAGATGGAACGATTTCTACGAAAGCGCGCGCAATATTAATGCCAGTATCGCCTTTTGCCATTATTCGTCTCTTTCTCTATCTATACCAAGCAAAGCGTAAAGTTCTTCACTACTTTCCGCATGACCTGTTTTGATTGTGGTGCTGCTAGTATTCGATTTTGAACCAGGCCGCTTGATAGTATTACTGAATTTTTTGCCTTTGCTCGCATCTTTTGTTTTGCAAAATGCTAGAAAAGCCGTATTGTCTGCAATATTTGCAAGCAATTGTCGCGTTGCGTCCCATTGTGCTTGTGGATTTATTTTTCCCCAAATAAGCGCACAATCTGGCAAATTTGCTGCTAAATCAGCCATTCGCCTAACACGTATACTTCCGCCTGTTTCGTCTAAGTTAAGCCCGTAGAATCTTTGAATGTCCGCGCGTAAAGTGTCTGGCGCGATGCGTAGCATTTCTACGAGCGTGAGGAGTTTGGGGAGGCTCCCTCCATAATCTTTTTGACAAAATCTGTCATTTCTTCTGGTGAGATTCGTCCAGTTTCTTTGTTTTCTAATGCGTTCATAACGTATTGATATTGTTTGCCTAAAATACGTTTAACTAATGGAACTACTGCAAATGGCTTGGCCTCTGTATCATCTGGTGGATCTATTAGTGCAAGGAGTTCTAGTACTTTCCAGTCGTCAAATACTTGTGGGTCAATTGTGATTTCTATGCCTCTGATGGACATGATAGTTGGCTCATCTTTAGGTACGATTTTCTTTTCTTGTGGCATGTTTAGTCCTTTTTAAGAGTGTGTAAAAGAGTAAAAATTCCTTTCGTTTTGTTAAGAACTGCTCACGCAAGTGAAAGGAATAAAAGCCCTGCGTGAGCAAGATTTATCAGCTGTGATTAGACTCTGAAGATGCGCCACTAGCTGGCTGCGACGCTCCCAAATCTGCAAAGTAATTGTATGAGTTATTGCCTTGCTTATCTGGGAAAGTGGCAAATGTTACACCGTATGCAATGGCATCTCCAGCGTGATATTGAACATCATCAGAATCTGTAAGAACTGTATCGGGGAATACTTTGCGTAGCTTCTTGTTCATACCTTCTAAGAGCAACTCTGCAACAATGCTTATATGCTCAACTTTAGGCGTTCCTGTAGTGTAAGAAATAACGTCTTCTCCGTTGGCTGTGACGCGAGCGCTTCCGTATCGAGTCCTAAGCACTGTAGCTGTTGTCTCTAACATTGTGAACTGAATTTTTTCTGAATAAGAAGTGATAAACGACTCTACCTCTTGCCCATCCATATTGTCGACGTCTGTAGTATCCACGTCAGGACTGTTTGTAATACCGTCTTCGTTCAAGTCCGCTACATTCTTAAAAGCTTCATTCAGCTTTTCGGTAGCATTTGTAGGCAACGGTGTACCCACTGGCGCTACAAAAAGTACGCCACCTGGGAATTGTTTTGCTATAGCAATTTTTCTAACCATAAAAATCTCCTTTATAAAGGTGTGTTAATTCTGAAATTCACCATGAATCGGTGATGATATGGGGTGTCTGGGTCTGGGTAGATTGTGACTGTATCGATGATCACGCTTGCAACGTTTTCTACATGCTCTGGCATCTCTATAAGCGTGAAAGCAAGAGCATCTGCAGCTTCAGCGGCTTTTATTTGGCTTGGTGCATAAATTGATGCAGAAAGAGCGTAAATTCTTTTTCTGTCACTTATGCTTGTGCTGTTTTTCTCTACCGTTATGAAACTACTTGAGCTTGTAGCGTTTTGTGGCACAAGCCCTGATGCTTCAAAACCGTCAATGCGTCCATCTGTGTTAAGGTAAGTGATAACTGTTTCTTCAATGGTTTTCATTTACCTGCTCCTACAGCTTTTGCTAGCCAGTGATGTCGTCCTTCTGATCGCATTGTTGCCAGCCATTCTTTGGAAGGATTGCTTGCTGCTGTAACGATTGCGACGGCACCATGTTTAGTATCCTTTACTGGCAATGCCACATATTTCGGGTGTATTCCGCTTTTTGTGGTTGTTGCCATGGACGTAGCATTTGACGCTATTTCTTGTGCTACTTTTGCTACTACTGTGTGCCCTGCTGCTCGTCGCAGTTGTAGGAAGCCGTCAAAGTTTAATTTAACGTTGTTTTTGCTCACGCTATCCTTCCTTGTCTGTTACGTCGACTTCGAGATTCCAAGCGGTTGGACTCATGCCGCCGTCTAGTGGCTCTGGGTCTCCTAACACTGAATATTCGCGCTCTCGAATCCGAATTTTTGCTCCTCGTAGGCTTTTGTAAGTCCACGAGCGAGGGAAGTAGCAGATGCGTGACACTTCTATGCCGTATGGCTGTAGTTCGCTATCTGCGTTTGCGTTAGCAGATGCTCCGCTTCCTGGAGAAACAAGCACATTTTCTACTTGTTCCTCTTTTGGTTCTGCTTCTATAGGATTGTTGAGCGCGTCAACGCCGTTGAATACTGGGAAAAGAACGGTTACTGTTTCACCTTTCATCTGAATCTCCCATAAGGTTCACGTGAAAGCCTGTTTGCGCTCCTTGCCCTCGTATTAAGCGTTTTTCAGCGCGAGTTAAATACAAGTCACCAGCTGGATTTGTAAAACTCCACGATTGTGAGAAAGCTCCCACAGTTTGTGATGTTTGCGTTACTCCAGTCATTCCGTCGCCGACGTTTTCAGCTGCTGCAAGAGCACGCCTTACTACGCTGCAACAAACGAAGCAAAGTAGTCGCTTGTCATCTGTGAGTTTTGGCGCGCTTGCTTGCATAAGAGCTGACGCATCAGATATCAGTGTTTCTACCGTTTCACGGTTTCGTGTTGAGGCTGCTGGGTAGCGCGCCTTTACGTCGTCAAACGTTGCGAACACTTCCATATCAGCGCCTTCCTGTTAGTGGGATACAACTGCTGATCCAGCTGGTGCTTTAACAACAGCGAAACGGTCTGCGAATACATACCATGCGTATTGAACTTCCAAGCGCACAGCGAGTTGATTTTTGCGCTTCAAGTCTCCTTGACCATCTGGGTCACCGTATCGGATAAGATCTACTGGGCACTTACGCTGAATGCCCCAATACACGCCATTAGCAAAGTCACCAACAATAGCTTTAATGCCACTGTCCTGCTTCATTTCAGGAAGACCGTTTACGGTAGTAGACACAGCTGTCTTAATACCCTTATACTGAGTCATTTCAGTGCCGAAACCAAGTTCTGGATACATTAAATGACCTTGCTTATCTTTAGCCGTAGCAAGAGCGTAAGCAGCTGGCTTGGAGAGAGCTAAACCGTTTACGTCCGTTCCTTCGCCATCTGTCAAAACTAAGCCAATTGCCTTTTCAATGTCTGCGTCGATGTTTGCAGTAGCATCAACGGTTTTCTTTGTAGAAGTAAGGTAGTTTGTCCAATCGGTTACTGTGCCTGTTAATGGGTTTACGCGATGGAGTAAACCAAAGTCGAGTGCGCGTGCCAATGCGATTGCTCCTTCTTCGGCAAGAGTTTTCATAATGCCGAGTTGGTAATCTTCGTCAGCCCAATCGACTTCATCGCTGATGCGCATTGTTACCTGAGTTTTATGAGGCGTTACACGTACAGAACCAAATGTAACGTTAGTTGAGCTTTTGTCTGCGCCTTCTTCCACGAACTCTGCACGAGGTCTCGACTCCAAGGTAACGAGCGTAGAACTACCAAAAAGTGTTGGCTTTGCAGCAGATAATGCTGCAACAGTAGAGCCAGAAGTTACACCTTTTACAATTCCCTGTAACAAATGGTCTGGGAGTGTCAAAGTTTTAGTTGTTAAAGTTGCCATAATTTTTACCTTCCTTACATAGGGTTTTGTTTAATCGTTAGAAAAAAGTTTGCGAACAAACGCACGAGTATCGTCTACTTTTAAGCCATCTGGTTCATCGTTAAGGCGAATACTGTCTGTTCGTGGTTTGGAAAACTCTTTAATTGCCTCTGCGTGATCGCGTAATTCTTTTTCTGTTGAACCGCGCAATAGTGCAGCTGGTACGCCAGTTTCTTTTGCGACGAGTTGTGTGAGCTCATCGTGTTTGCGCTGAGTTTCAATAGCAGATAGTTTTTCTTTTAGCTTTGCTTCAGATTCTTCTGCTGCTTTGAGTTTTTCAGCTGCTTGTTCTGAACTTTTGGCTCTGGCTTCCCATTTGCGTGCAAACCCGCGCCATTTTTCAGCTTCCGCTTTGTAATCTACTTCATCGGTTTTTTCTTCCGTTGAAGTAGTTTCGGCATTGTTTAGTTCTTCGACCTTTTCGGTTTCTGTCTCTTGTGTTGTGTTTTCCAACTTTTCTCCTTAATAAAAAAGCCCCATGCGGGGCTGGTTAATAAAAAACCACCTTTTGCAAGGTGGCTAAAATCTGATAGTTGTTAATTTAGTGAAATTTTATTCATCTTCGTCGTAATTTGCAGAATGTTGACGACGTGGAATCCCTAGTTTATCTACCATTTCGTTATATAAATCAAGATAGTCATCGTCAATAAGATTGTATGCTTCAATAATAAGTTTGCGAGGAGTATTTTGATGTTCCCATGCAAAACTTAAGTAATCTGCTAATGCTTCATAAGGCTCTCCTGCGCATGTAGCATTATTAGCAGCTTCTTTGCAAAGTTTATCCATGTATGGTTCAGCATAAGGCCGGAGTTTCTCGACCATGTCATAATAAATTTTCTGCATGTTCATCAGCTTCTCACTCCTTTCTTATTTTCCACAACTGGGAACGCTGTATTGACGCGCCAGCCTTTTTTCTTTTTTGATAGACGCACTTCTATTTTAATACCATATCTTACTGCAATAAGGCTACGAAGGTTTTTTGATTTTATAATTACATCTTCGCTTGGGTTAGTTATTACAGACATAACCATTTTCTGTATTTGTCTTGAATCCCAATTATCAGGGAATTTTGTTTTTCCAGGATTGCTAGACCATGCAGCGTGTCCGCCTTTGCCGTTTGCATCTCCTTCCATAATATGTTTCCATACACGGTCGCTAATATGCTTTACATTTGTTGGATAATTTTTTGGATATTTTACTACACGCCCATCAGAGCAGAGTCCGCGCGTTTTTCGTAACTGTGCAACAACTTCTTGCCACGTTGGCTCAAAAACTTCGTTAGCATCTTTACCGTTTTTGCGAGCTTCTGCTTTGTTTTTCTCCCAAACTATTTTTTTGGCTTTATCCCATTCGTCACTAAGTGCGTCAGGATTGTAACCTCTAATTTTGTTTGGATTTGCATCCCATTCAGGACAAGCTACACAGTCGCAATGATTGTGCATTTTATGAGCTGTTTTTTCAGACTTGTACACAAACCCACGTCCTGCAAGCATTGTACAGAAAGCACATGTTTTGCCTTGTGGCACGAGTGCATAGCGTGGTTTTTTAGGGTCTCGTTTGCAATTTTCAGCGATTGTTGCGCGTCCTGGTATTTTAATCCACCTGTCCATGGCGTCGACGATTGCTTCATCAAACTTGTTTCTGTTTGAAAGTATATGATCGTGGATTTCTTCGACGATTGCTTTCTTGGAATAAGTTTGTGCGAGTAATGCTTCGAATCCATCATCGACGTCAGGCAATGCGTCTGCACGAACTTCTTCGTACCATTTAGCAGCCACCATAGCGATTTGTTCGCTATATTGTGATGCTACTTCTGGAATCAGCTCGTCTATGAGAGCAATGCGAGCATCTTCTGTTGACGCACTAGCTATTTTCTGTAGCACTCCCTGTGCTGCCTGTTGTGCCGAGTCGCTTATCTTCTTGTTGGCTGCTGCTAGACGATTTGTGTCCTCCCTTGTTACCAATTGTCGTCTCCTTGCCTAGCAAATCGTTAAGTGATTCAAGCGCACGTGTCTTTCGTGCTTCGCTGAGTAGGGCTCTACTTTCTGCGTCGCTGAACCCTAGTTGTCGCCATGCGATTTCGTTCATTGCGTATGATGGACATGTTGCTGCGACTTTATTGAAGAAGTCGCCTCTGGCTCCCATGCTTACTTCTTGCGTTGGTTTCCATGCAACCTGTGCCGCATAAACATCTGGAGGAATTGTTGTCATTCCGTCATTTTGTAAGCAAACTGCAATGCCGAGCGCTTTAATAATCGATTGGCTAAAAATCAAATTTTGCCTATCTGCTTCGCGCGTCAATTTACGTTCTGCTACACTCATTGCTTCAGCACTTGTTGGGTTTGATGTTGTAATACCAAGATCGCATGCTGGCAAACCTGTTTCGCTGGCTACCATGAGCGCAATCGTTTTCAGCATCTCCGAGTGTGGAGTCATGCTTGCTTGTGTAATCTGTTGCAAGGTTGGAGTGTCTCCGTCCTCGTCTTTTGTTACACCGTTGACTGCACTAACGTAGTTGCTCCATTGCGCCTTTTGTGCATCTTCAGAAAGACCTAAGAACCATAGCTTTGGAATGCTATAGAACTCTGCAGTTGCTTCCATTCGCACGAAGGTTCTAATTGCCATATCCGTATAGCTCATAAGCGGTCTTGTGATTCGACTTCGCCCGAATGGTCTGTCGAGCTGCGGATCGTAGCAAATTGGTACTACGCATACGCCTTGATAAGACTGTTTAGCAAGTGTTGCTTTCCATGCGCCTTCAACTTTTTTAACTTCGTACGAGTAGCCTTTGAGCCAGAATCTTACTTCGTTGACTTCGTTTTTCTCGTTTGTTCCTGTAATGGTCATTGCGGCTTTTACTTCTTGGTGTGCCATATCCCATAATGCGGAACTATTGAGTGCGCTCCTAGGTGATATTCTTACTGCTCCACCTGCATCAACGTCCTTATATATTGCCAAAAAACTGCATGAATGTTTGTATGCGCTGATGATGGCTTGTGGCAAAATCACGCTGAACTGGTTTGCTTCTGCAATTGCGCGCATGTTGTGCACGTCGTCACCGTTGATTTGTAACCCATCGTAAACGCTTAAGTCAGCTAATGCTCTTACTGCTTTCGCACTCCAGCCAACGACTGCTTTAACTCTACGAGCTACATCTTCTGGAATGGAAATGTTCAGGTTTTTAACTGTTTCGTCTGCGTTAAAGTATTCTGTTCGTTTTTGATTACTTTCGTAATGCTGTTGCCATGTGTCGTAGAGCCTTTTAATAGTTGGCATATCTTTTTCATCTACGCCATCAATTTTGCTACCAAATGACAACAGTTGCGAGCTTGTGTTCTCAAAATCTTGTAACGTCATACTAATAGTCTCTGCTTTCTTCCAGGATGTCGTTTACTCGCGAATGCTGCATGTAATGCCATTGTGCAAGACACGAGTGGGGTAGTATCTACGTCATCGCCTAACTTTCCCCAGGCAAAAAGTCCACTTTTTCCAAGAGATCTTGTTGACGCGCCTTTTACTGCTGCTGCAAGCGCTGGCTGATCTTCATCTGGTAGATGCGTAAGTTTCCCAGCTGCTAGCATGTCCATGAATCTTCCACATGCTTGCCCTACGTCTCGCATTGTTAGCGATATTGTTGGGATATGTGCATCTGCGAAATCTTGTAAGAGTATGCCTGTTGCGCTTCCTGCGTCGATTCCGACTCCTAACATGTTGCGTTTGCGCTCTGCTAGAAAGTCGATTAGCCAGTCTATGCCTTCTGTAAGTGGATGTGATTCTAAAAATTCAATATGTGCGTATCCGTCGGGGTACTTCATGCAAGCAGACAATGTTAAGCGGTCTCGCGATGGTGGAATCTCTACGCCGTAGGCTTTAACGCCACCTTCTATGCGATTGCTTATCGCTGCCGCTTGCCATTGTTTGTCGCTAATTGCGGATGTTGCTAATGCAAGTTCGTCCCACACCCCAAGAGCTTCGCGCCTGAATGAGTCTTCGGAAAATTGTCTGCGTAAGCGTAATATAGCTCGTTCGCTTGTTCTTGATGGATAAGATGGATTTGCTTTTGCCCATTCTTCTCTATCATCTAAATTACAATTTCTGTCTGCACTAAATTCTAGATATATTCCATCTCTATCTGATCCTTTTAATAATGCTGTGCGTTTATCTCTAAATACTTCTCCAGGGTCGCATGGCCGTGGGGGAGTGCCCATATAGAAAGCTAATGGATTTGAAGCTGTATTTAATGTTGGCAATGCGTTATCAAGTGCTCTATTCGTTAAAATTTGTGCTTCGTCGAAAACTATAACGGAAACTTCATGTAACCCTCGAAAGCCTTTCTCACGAGACCCGAATAAGATTCGTGATTCATTGGTAAATTCAATCGCTTGTTGACCATTTGCTTTGCGTATTTCCTTTACAAATCTTGCTATTCCTCTGTTATTTTTTATCAGTTCTTTCATGTCGCGAAATGTCTCATCGCTTGTTCTTGAGTGATGCGCTGTCCAAACAACAATGGTTTTCTCGTGCATTAAACATAAAAAGACTACAATCATTCCAATCGTATACGTTTTCCCAACTTGGCGCGGCAAGCTCATTACTACGCCAGACACTCCTGCAGCAAACTGACCATCACTTCGTTTGCCTAATATGTACATGCCCAGTTCAGACTGCCATGGGTCAAATGTGACCCCATAGCGTAATGCTTTCTTCTGAAGTGCCGGGAATTCTGATGTAACGATTCCGTCTGGATATATGAAATGACTAGCTTTGGTCTGGAGTAAAGACTGCATCAAAAGTTACCTCCGAATCCATATCTTCATTGTTTTCTTTTTCGTCATCAACTACGCCAGCTAGCTTTTCTGTTATTTCTACGTATTGCTTTGCCATACTTGCCAATGCGCTTGGTGGTGTATCTGGACTCATGAGCGCTGCGCGTAAAATGTCGCGCGCAAATCGCAGTTCGTCTTCAAGCCTTCCGTCGCACATCCTATCGAATGCATCTTTTGTTAATTCATCGGTCGGTATTGTCGTTTTTATTGGTTTTGATTCGCCTGGAATCTCAAAAAGTACTTCTTGCCGGCTTGATTTTGTTGGTTTTGGGTTCTTTTTTCGGTGTGCGTCGACTCTACATTTCTCACTGCAGTACATTGGAGCACGTCCGCGGCCTGTTGTTTTGAAAAAACGACCACAATTTTTGCATTTCATGGCTATTTTTACTCCTTTTTGTAGTGAAAAAATCACCGTGTAACGATTTGGCTGTAACGTAATGGCTATTTAGCGGGGGGATATTAGCCCTTTGTGCGGCTTGGTTTCCTTTATAAAATCAGAGGGTTACTCCCCCTGCCAACATGCTCTAAGGTTGCAACGTTTTGTGTTAAGTTACTCGTGTTTACCAATTCGAGTGTCTGTTTTTCTGATTGTATGCGTCGCAACATGCTTCAGGCGCTACACCTGTATCTAATCCGTGTTCTTTCTCGTATATTCTTGCTTGTGCCCAAGCTGCAGTGTGTGCTTTCTTAAGCTGATTGCATTGCCTGTGTGTAAGTCGAACGTTATTCCAGTCTGTTGGGCTTCCACCTCTACTCACTGGAACTATCTCATCTACTTCAGGACTCAATGGGTCTGGAGTCTTAATAGTTTTATCTACTGGCTTGCCGCACAAGTAGCAAGTGTCATAGTAAGCAAGCACTCGTTTGCGCATTGCTTTGCGCCTGCTCCCATACTTACTGCGGGGGTTACTCTTTGGTTTCTGTGGCATATGATGTATTTAATATAAGACTAATAAAAGCGAAAGGAGGTGGTATTTGTGTCTATTAAAATAAAAGTTGATTCAAATGCTTTGAACCAACTAGCCGATGAAGCTATGGGCCAATTTGTTGAACAATCTAAAGGTATATGCATTGTATGTGGAAAACCAATTGAACCTGTAGATTGTCCTTCTAATAACGTTGTCGCTATTCATCCTCAGTGTGCGTCTGAGCTTGAGTAGTGTTCTTATCTTGTTCGTTTGCGTATTCGTCTATCCAATCTGCGAAAGCGTGAGCGAACTTTTTTATTTCTGTTAAGTCAGGAGTAATAGTAAGTGTGATTGTAGGCTGGTTCATAGTTACTTCCTCATGTATGCAAAAAGCCCCGAGGTATGAACCACGAGGCTTTCTTTAACGTCTTTTATTTTCTAATGGGGGAGAGGTGTTCTTTCTTTGAGACCACTTCACACCACAGTGTGATTATATCATTATTGGTGTTCACTTTGTCAAGCCTAGTAATTCTTCTGGCGAGTCTTATTTAATATCTCACTTATATTCCATATAACTTCTACGCCTTGCCCATATGTATGAATTCTGCCAGTCGAACGAAGTCTGCGAAGTGTCCCTGCTGGAATATTTTTATTTAGTACACGATGCATAAACTCCGATGCTTGCTTGCTGCTCCCAACATAAGTAAGCTTTGATAATTCTTTACGCGTATTACTTAAGACTTCATTGCTATTCGTCACTGATCTACATGATTGGCAAGTAACACGTTCGCTAGTGTTTTCATATCTCAATGGCTTCTTACAGTTTGGGCATAACCCAAATGTTTTTAGAAACTTTGGATTTGTGTCAGCTAACACTTTATCTCTAATATTTTTTAACTGTTCATAAGATATTGATGCGCTTGCCAATAAGACTATTTCTTTTGCGTTATCTTTAAGTGCTTTAATAACTGTAATGATTGGCGAAGTTTGCGCAATCGCTAAATTGTTACTACCGAGTTGGCTTAATATTTCACGCTCTAAGCTTTCAAGTTCATCAAGCTTATCAAGAGCGCTCAAGTTTACTGGCGTTACGCTCTTGTTTATATGAGCATGGTATCCCGATTGATTATGCTTCACTTCACAATATGCCAACATTGATAACTGCTTATTTAATGATGGAAGCGAATCAATAAGCTTCACGTATTCACGCTGTTCTTTCAAAGTGTAACTTTGCATTGCGTTCCTTCCAAGTGTGATGCGAGTATTGTTACATTCCAATATCGAATACCGTTTTTCTTTAATGGTTTTGAAATTGTGTTAGTGCTGATGAGTTGTTGAAGTGCGTGTTTCCCTGCTTTGTCGTGTCTGCTTAATGTTCTGAGTCTTAACGCTGTTATTAAGTATTTCTCGTCTACTTCGATTCTTTTTGTTGATCGTAAAAGTTTAAGTAAGTGTTGAAGTCTGCAGTTCAGTTTTTTCAATCTGACTTGCTTCCCACTTGGTTGATCTACTTCTTCAAGTTTTAGATTGCTCATTATTTTCTCCTCTCGAAAATTCCCTGTACTTTCGGTGGTGAATGGCTTGAGTGGGACGACCTTGTCAAGGGGAAAATAAAAATTGAGAAAGCTTTTTCGGCTTTCTCAATCTCATTTTCTCAATGACTTTTAGGTCGTCCATACAGCGCTTTCGGCGGAGCCAAGCCATCGCGTATGACGAGTGAAAAAAATATCTCACACGGCGGTTTGCTGTAAGGCTCTGGCGTTGCCATGTTTGCTCATCCGGTCGTCCTGTCATGAGACACCTTGCAGCATCAATTCCCGACTCTTTCCGCTCAATATTGCGGAACGCTTGTGTAACCGGTAGGGAAACCGGCATAGGTCTTTACAGCGACTATTTACGCTGCCTAAGAGGCGTAAGTCCGTGTCGCGTTAAGTTATCCCGCATTTGGCCAATGCGACTGCCAGAACGCAGTTAAAGCGCGTTCTGGACTTGTATGTTTTTGCTATTACTGCCAGTATCCGTAAACCTCAATTGCGTGAGGATAATGGCGTCGGTCTGTACTGCAGCGACTGTTTACTAGCCTGTTGTAGTTTTGTGGCTTAATTACAACTTCTTGTCTATTGGCAAAAATGGTTTTATTGAAGTACTGTGAACCTGTAAGCGCAACTGGCACTATCTCAGGCTTTGCGTACGCGCTATTAGCATAAATGCGATGAGTTTGTGAAAAATAGCGTAAAGCTGGTTTTTGCGGCGGGATAGGTATGAATAGCATTGTTAATTCCTTTTTACGCGGCTTTTTGCGGAACGTATTTCACATATACCGAATAAGATTCATCACGCAATAATATTCGCGCTTCAAAATGCCCTTTATTGACTTCGAATGCTTTTAAGCGCGCGCGTCTTATTCGATTGGCTATGCATGATGCAGTGTGCCTCGTTAGGTCTTTTTTGAATAGTGCTACACGATTTGGGTTAGCCTTACATATACTTACAAAGTCTTCATATTGCGAAGGGTGTTTAAGATGGTCAAAAGAGCCTTCAGGCCAGTCTTCGAGAAACTTTGATGTTGTTGTATCATGTTTACCGCTTTTTGTATTTTGTTTTGCTGGTCGACCTGAATTCTTTTCTTGTACTTTTGTGGTTTTAGCTGGAGTATCAGAAGTTTTCTTTTCTTCCAGAGCCTGCTTGTAAGCTTCTTCTAACGATTCTTCGCCTATTTCTTGCATATAGCGTTTGACAAGTCTCAGTTCTTTAGAATCTAACGTATTGATGCCATCGCATTTTGCGATAATAACCAACTCACAAGCTTCTTTTCGCCTTGCTTTGGATAGTGGTGCCATGGTTATTCCTTTCGTAAGGTTTGTATATAGTTTTCTAAAATTCGTTAATTTAGTGATTAAAATGCTGGTTCTTCGCTGTAGTAGCGATATATATTATTTTTTGGCACCCATGGGTCTTGATTAGGTGTCATAGGCTGTTGAGCTTGTGGCGTTTGGGGGAGCGGCTGTATTTGCTGAGACTGCGAAATCATTTGCTGCATGCCCTGCTGCTTTATTTGCGTAATTTGCGCTGTTGCAAATCGCATTGATACTCCAATATCCTCTACGCTGAGCTTGATTGAAGTGTGACGTGAGCCGTCTTCGGCTTCGTACGTACTCTGTTCTAGCTTTCCGTATGCGATAACTCTCATGCCTTTTGTAAAGCTTTTAGCAACGTGTTCTGCTAACGCTCTCCATGCTGTGCAGCGCATAAAAACAGTGCCAGCATCCTTGTATTGCGAGGTTTGTGGATCAAGCACACGAGTGGTTGCAGCAATTGTGAAATTCACTACAGTAGTGCCGTTAGGGGTAGTGCTTACCACTGGGTCTTTTGTAAGATTTCCTGCAATATAATATGTGTTATCGCTCATTGTTTTTCCTTATTCAGCTAGTAGCCCGGCTGTTTCAAGTTGTGCACGGTATTCTGATGCTGTTTTTTGTGCTTTCATCCATTCGTTGCCGAGTATTTCAATGGTTTCTTGGATTCGGTCTAACGCTTGATCTACTTCGTATTCGTCGTACCCTTTTGGCATTCCAAAAAAGCCAGAGCACTCCGTGAATCGCATGTCCTTTACGTCTTGTGGCGTTAGCAAGGTAACCATTTCATTCACCTACATACTTTTCTATGCTTGTATTTGTAATGTAAACCTTGCTGCCCGGCAAGCGTCCGTGAGGCATGTGCAAAATTCCTGCGTCTACGAGCTTCATTACGGCACGTTTGTCCATGCTGAGCTGATCGCATACTTCTTTAAGGCTCCATAGTCTTTTGTATGGGATTCTTGGTGTAAGTGCTGATGTACTCATTGTTTGTCCTTTTCTATGTTTTTGCTGCCTGTAATTTCAGTTGCTGCTATTACACCCGTAATTCCCATAAGTATGAGGAATAGCCCGAGTGGCATGCATAGGTAAAGGCTTAAGTTGTGGAAGGCGCTAAATACGAGTGCTACGCCACTTATTGCTATAAGCACACCGATGATCATTGTTATACGCTTTTTCATTGTTCTAATAGTCTTTCGTCGATTATTGATACTGAACGAATTTCAAAAACAACTGCAATAATTGTTCCTGCAATTCCCAAAATGTTTGCTCCGTTAAAGCAATAAGCCATATTTCTTATTGCGAACCAAAAGCTAATAGCAAAGCACACAAGGCTTATGAATGCTGTTATGTACGGGTATTTTTGTACGAAGCTCATTTTGCCTCCTTTGTAAGCTGTAATTGCAGTTCTTGTAACTGCTGTATTAAAAATTGTTTTGAAAGGTTAAATTATGGATTATTCAAATCAGCTAGAAATTAAAGAAGGCATAGGCAATATAGAGTTTGGTACTAGCATTGCTGCAAACCTTCAAGATTCTGCTTCTAGCCGTGAAATTAGGGAACTTGCTAAGGCTGTGCATTTTATTGGGTTTGGCGCTCAACAAGTTGCAAAACATTTGCAAAACTAACATTTATGTTTGCTGATTATTACTGCTAGTAGAGCCACTACTAACGCGCTTATAGCAATTATTGGGGTCATTGCTTGTGCTTGTTTTTTACATGCAGTGACCTTATCTTTTGCCCACTCATCAATAACGTGGTACATAAAAATTCCTTGCTGAGCGTGTTTTAGCTCATATGTTTCTTGTGATTCTGGCACTTCTGGCTCCCCGTTCTTGCTCATTGTTCTTCCTCTTCTTGCTCTTTATATTTTGCGATGTAATCTTTGAATGCCTTGTAGGTTGCAAATAGCTGATATTCGTATTCGTGCTTCGCTTTTATGAGCTCTGCTTTCTTGTCATCCAAACGATTGCATATAACTAGCAATTCAAGATTGGTGTTATGCTTACGCGCTAAGTCCTCAAGGATTCGCATGTCCTCAAAAGAAAAAGCTGAGCCCAGAGTTTGGTCAATCTCATCGTCAAGATTCGTATCATTTTGCACATCAACGAGTGAAATAGCTGTAATCATATCCAAGAAAGATAGCAACGAAAGCCATGTTGCCTGTGCCTGACTTTCACGCACACAATGTTTGGTCATGTACTGTTGAAGATTTATATTCAAATCTTGAAGCGCAGGACGAAGCTCTTCTGGAGCCTGTAAAACGCGTTGAAGAGCTAAAATATAGAGTCCTCGACTACGTTCCATGGCTACGTTTTTCGACTCTTTGCCCTTGCTATCAGCTTTCTTTCGCATCACTCTTCCTCGTTTTCCCATTCACCAGCGTGATTAAGCATGTCTTCAAAAGTCACCCGCAGAGTTCTGGCTTTCTTTGCTATTGTGGAACATTTATTCATCTGCTCTGCATACGCTTCATAAAAATCAGCTTCCACACGCTTTAATGCAGCATATGGAACAGCGTCAGCATTGTAACGAGCTTTTTGGAATGCTAGTTGCGCTTCTGCATAGCCAGGAAAATTCTTCTTTGCTTCCCTCATGAGGGCTTCCAGCTGATTGTACTTAACAGAAGCTTTATACGCTTTCTTAAGCAGCTTCTTGAGCTTCTTGTACTCTTTGTTGCCTTTGCGCTCTTTGTCTTTTTGTTCTTCCATTTCTGTTCCTTTCTTCCTTTACACTTTTGTGTATGAGTTTTGATAATTTAGGCGATGCTGCAACATGGTTTTCTGCTGGCGTCGCGGTTGTTTCCGCTATTTTCACAGTTTGGTGGCCATGGCATAATCGCCCTCAAGCGTGCTTTGTTTCTATGCCTTTTGATTCTTTTGATGCGTTCGCAGCTGCACTCCCTGAATTCCGTGGATTGGATATGTTGTATACGAGAGGTGAGCCTGATTATGCTGTAAAGCTGACGAATGCTGGGGATTGTGTTGCATTTGATGTATCTCTTTCTGCTATCGACTGTGATGTTTTTATTGTTGAGCCTGTCGAGGGAGTAGTAGACGCTCGCGGGTTCCGTAAAATCCTCTTACCTGAGTCTTTAGCGAGTATTTCGTGTGGTGAATCGGTATTGGTCGTTGCTTATAAGCATAAGAACGTCCAACGTAGCGGGTTTCGCGTTCGATGGATGGTGCGGCCGGTGCGTTGCCATAAATATGTTTCGCAGCTGATTGAGCTTGAAGGCAAGTTTGATTTGCAACCATATAATCCAATACCTGAGAAGCGTTCATATCACCCGTTTGTTTGGTTTTATAGGCTGACTCATTGGCGTGAATCCTAACTTTTGCTACTTTGAAACCGCGCTGGTGTTTTGCATCAGCTTCTTCATACTTATACTTTGGATTTGTTGCGCGAATCACCGCAATTTGAATTATTAGGCATATGACTTGAATAGCTAGGACTACAAGCTGTATTGCTAATTTGCCGCTCATCCGTCTCACCTCCTTATTTCGTTGAGTAGTCGCGTTTCTGCGTCTTTACTGGCGTGATGCGTTTCACTGACTTTGCAGAGTAGCTCTGTATTGTCTTCGTTGAATTTGTCTTGCTGTTTGTTAAGTTCTTGTAGCGCGTCGTGATATTTTTGTTGCGCGTCTCTGACTGCTTGCTCGGCTTTCTTTATTGCTTGGCACTTGTCTCGCGCTTCTTTGACTTTGTTGAACGCGTTTTCTTCTTGATCGAGTGCGTTGCGATATTGTGCTACGAGTTCCATGAGTTTGGTGTCCGCGGCGCAGTCTGTGTTGAGCGCGCGCTTTATTCCGTCTAACATGGTTGACTCTTTTCTTTGCCTGCAAGTGCAGCTTGCTTTTCTGCTTGCTCAAAAATCTTTGACAAAGGCGTTTTACATACTTTCGATATTCTCGTTAATTCATCAAAGCGGAAAACGCCACCGTTAATCTTCCTGTTCAACGTGTTACGTGGTATTCCAGCTTTGGTTGCTAACATATCTTGAGTTATATTTGCCTTTGCAAGCACATTTTTTAGTGCAAGTCCTAGTTGCGATGAAGTGGGCACTATTAGTTCCATATGGAACATATTACGCTCTATCTTATTTTCGTCAATGTCGGCGTGTCCTATTTGGGACATACTTCGTAATATATAGTGGTAATATGCCCTATATGGCAGCAGGAAGTAGAAAAACGACTGTAGAGTCAAAAGCTTTATCTATAGCTATTAAAAGAGCAATGGCGATTCGAGGATTGAAAACGCCAGGCTTAGCGAAAGCGTCTTCAATCCCGTATGGCACATTACGAAAGATTCTTGAATTAAACACAGTTGCTGACTATGAGCAATTAAGGAAAATTGCAATAGCCCTTGGCGTGCCGTTATCTGCAATTGTTGCTGATTCTGAAAAATTGGTGAAAGACCCTGGAATTGTAGAGGATTATCTTGATTCTATACAGCAAGAGCCAAAGTCGTCTGCGACTGTAGATTCTTCTGTTTCGGATTCTTCCGCGTCGAGTGCGTCTTCTGTGCCTCCAAGTGCCGACTCTGGTTCTGCGCAGTCCGCATCGAGTGCGTCTTCTCGCTCTGATGCGTCTTCTGCGTCTCCAAGTGCCACGGACGATGATTACATAAGCCACGTTGCCGACATGATTGCTGCTGATCCTTCTCAGTTTGCTCTTATGGCTCATACTGACCCTAACAAATTCCTCGAATCCACCACCCCTCGTGACTAAGAGAAAATAGGAGAGAGACAATGGTAAGTTACAAGAAATCTGCCAGCAAACTCTTTGGAGTGCATACTTTTACTATTGAGCCAGATAAAGCTGTAAGTGACGCTACTCTGTCTGGCACTCGTAGATACACTAAATGCTCTGTTATTTCTATACCTCAGCCCAATAATCGTAAACCTAAATTGGCGATAATGAGTCAGAAAGGTATAAAACTGCTAGAGGTTGGCCCTAGAAATTACGGGAAATATGCAATGCTTGAGCCTTTAGTCGGGTGTGCTAGTGTCTCGCTTTCTTGGTGTGAAAAATATTCGCAATTTGGTGACGGCAATTCGTACTTAGACTGCAAATTGTGTGTAGACTCTAAAAATAATTCAGCGAAAATAACTATCCCTCGAATTGTTCTTGATACCGAAACCACTGGCCTTGATCCTATAAAAGATGAAATTATTCAGCTTTCTATAATTGATGGCAATGGCGAGACTTTATTGAACGAGTATTATAAGCCAAAAAAGGTCACTGAATGGCCAGAAGCACAAAGAGTCAATGGGATTAGCCCGGAAGATGTAGCCAATAAAAAGCACATTGTTGAAGATTTTGACAAAATACAGGCAATTCTTGATGCTGCTGGAGAAGTATGTGCGTTTAATGCAGAATATGATTTAGCTTTTCTTGGTGAATTGGGATTTTATTTAGATGAAAGCAAAGTGACTGACACTATGCGACAATACGGTAAAATCTTCTATGGTAAACAATTTATCAAGCTCACAGTAGCCGCAGCTGAGTGTGATTATTACTATAATGCTCATGATTCGTTAGCTGATTGCAAAGCTACACTTGTTGTTCAAAATCGCGTGGATGAATATCTGCATGTAGGCAATAAAAATAATGTAAATGAGAAACAAAATAATAATGCTTATGAGGAAGAACAAAACATCAATATCCATGAAGAAGAATTGCCAAGTGAGCATGTTCCCACGAGTCAATTTGTAAACAAAGGGCAACATCGTGCTAAAAAACAAGCTAAAAAAGTTTTAACATCTAAAAATTATAATTTTAGAAGCTTTGTGAGGACTCTAATTGCACTATTTTGGACTGCAATTACAATAATGTGTACTCTAATTACACTAGGACTTATTGTTGGTTCTCCAAAAGATCCTACAATGCTCATTGGTGCTGCTTTTACGGGTACGGTAAGTGTAGTCTGCTATAAAAAAGTAAAAAAGCTTAAGCGGAATGAATCTTCTGAATCTAGTAATTAACATAACCTGTATTAAGACGTTTCGGTTGGGGTTGCATTATGCTTCGTTTTGATTTGCTTAAGTTTGAACATGATACAATGCTATTTAAGTTTCATGTAATTCAAAAGCCAGAGTTCCAAGGTGCATTATTATGAGTGCAAGTAGTGTAGCGTTTGATGTTCCCTCGCTTCTTGATGACTATACGTCGCAGTTACGTAAGTCTTCTACTATTGAGCGAATTGGCGAATGGAATGAGGTCACGTTGCCGTTGACTGATTGCTCTGGTGACGACCTTGTTTTTTATGTGCGCATTGATCGTAGTAACAGTATTGCTTTTACTGACGATGGTTATACTTTTGCTGCTCTGGAACATAAAGGTATAAACATCACTGAAAAGCGTTTGGAACATATGCAGTGTTTAGCACGCAGTTATGGCGTGAATATTACAGCTAATGGTGAGGTTACTCTTGATGCTGAAGATAACTATGCTAACGCTTTGAATCGTTATGCTCAGGCTCTTTTGTATTTGAATTCTATGGACTCAGACCTTATATAAATATTATGCTTCGTTTTGATTCGCTTTATGATGAAGCCGCGCGTCTTGGTGTGCGAGTGGAAGAGCGCCGCCTTTCTGATAGTGTGTGCGGCTACTATTACGATGCTTGTAGACTGATTGTTCTTGATGAGCATTTGGCTGATCATCAGCGTTTGTGTACGTTGTGCCATGAGCTGGTTCATGCTGAGTATCGTGATGTTGCGTGTGGGTTTGATTCGCGTTTTGAGACTCGCACAAGGCGCATAACGGCTTCTAGACTTATTAGCGATGTCGATTACAAGCTTGCTGAATCAATGTATGGCACCGATGTTTGGCTTCTTTCTGAGGCTCTTGGTGTTACTTGTGATGTTATCCAGGACTATCGCTCTTTCCTTTCCACTCCCGTTCCTGTGTGAAACGTATATTGGTAAGGCGCGCGTTTAATAAGCCAAATCGCAAATATTCATTTTTTTTTAATAGTAGAATATATGTCTAATGAAAGGAGGTGCAGCATGAGTGATGTGCAACAAGCAATTGAAGCTGCTGTACAATTGCGTCTAAAGACTATTGGAGAAGACGGTCCTACTACGCCGCCAATTGATGTTATGGATATAGCAAATAGGCTTGGAATTAAAGTTGAAGTAACTCCAAAACTGAAAAATAACATTGATGGCTTTATTCTTAAGAAAAAGGATGAAGATATTCCAACTATTTATGTTAATAAAAATAGCTCTTCGGTTAGGCAAAGGTTTACTATCGCGCATGAGCTTGGTCATTATTGGAAGAATCATGTCATCGATAAGAACTCTGAATATGGGTATGTTGATTTCAGGAATGAGCAATCCTCTAAAGGCACTAATTATGATGAACGTTGGGCTAATTCTTTTGCTGCTGAACTCCTTATGCCTGCAAAGTTTTTGTATATAGTTTGGGCTTCTAATTGGAGTATAGATAAGATTAAGAAGTCCCTTGAGGTTTCCGATGCTGCATTGGGTAATAGACTGACCAATTTAGGGTTGTTGAAAATATGAGCGATCAAGATGATTTAGACTCCAGAATTCGTGAAGCTCAAAATCTTGAACCTACGCCTAATGTCAGTACTTCAAGTACTGAAGAATTCCTTGCGAGTAAGACTGCGGAGAAAGATAGGGAACACTTATCTATTCAATCTATGTGCCTTCGTATCAACGCAGCAAAAGCTCAGAAAAAGGAAGATGAGAATAAATTACGTAGTAGATTGTGTAATTGGACTATTGGTATTATTGCGTTACAGCTTGTCGCATGTGACGCATTTGTAATTTGTTATGCCTGCTTTACTATATTTTATTTGCGTCAGTCCATATCAGACATTCTCATCAGCACGTGGATTGGTTCTAACTTTGTTGAAATTATTGGCATTCTCTGGGTTATTGCTAGGAGCCTATTCCCGTTCCATGATAGTAAAAGGGATAAGAAAGCTGAAAAGCGTTAGAAACATTTTAATAGCGGACTAGATGACTGTGGTGTAGTCTAGTCCGCTTTATTTTAGTTTTCTGTGTTGTTTGTTTCGCTATTTGCTGCCGTGTTTATGGCTTGTTGCAGCTCTTCCCATGTGTTTGGTAGGTTTACTGGCTTGTATGGTCGAGTTGAAGCCCATGAGCGTATTGCATCATAATCCCACATTGGTGCTTTTACTCGTACTCCAGCCATAAATTTTGGTAGCGGCATGAGTCCTCGAGCATTTGTAGCATTTTCGCGTCCTTCTGCTGCTCGTCGAGCACGTTTTAAGTATTGCGCGACGCTATCTTTTCCTACTCCTAGGAGTCTAGCAATGTCTAGTTGTGAAACTAGGACGCGTTGATTATGATTGTCTAGCATTATTTTTTCTTTCGTGTTTCAGTGTATAGCACGATGCTCCACGTTGCTGCTAGTATGCCGAAGATTCCAGCCCATATACTTTGTCCTGCAATTCCTGCAGTTAGCGATACTATGCCACATGCTATTGCGCATATTATGGTGAGTATTGTTTTCATAATTATTACGGAATAGAATAGACCCCGAAGGGGGATTCTGGATAGTTGGTTTATCCAGAATCCTGCTTCTAGTTCTTGTGGTCGTAGAATAATTTGATGATTTGAATAATCACGCTTATTATTGCTGCGATTGCGAGAACAATGTCAGTCCATTTCATTCCTACCTCCTTTCTTGTTTTTGGATAATATTATATTATATCTTAGGTGGGACAAAGTGATGGACTGTAATATAAAAGAGAAGGCGTTGAAAATTGCGATTTTTGCATTTTCAGCGCCTTTTTCGCGTATTTTTAGCCTAAAGTAGCCGTGAAAGTAGCTGAATTTGATTTTTTGGGGGCATTTGGCTGATTATTGTAGCTTGCCTAGTTTTGTCTATTGCTTTGAGCGTTGTTACTTGCTGATCTAGTGTGAGTGCTGCTAATACTGCTATGAGTGGGTCCTTTTCTTGATTTTGTGTAGGTCCTACAGTTTTTTGTGTTTCTACGTTTTGTGGTTTTATGCCTAGTTGTTCTTCTTTTGCTTGTTCATTAAGTCTGGCTGATGTTCTTTTGCGTTGCGCTTGGCTGATTTGCTGATATACGGATACGGTTTTAATATCGCTATGCCCTGCAACTTCCATGAGTTCTGCAAGGCTTGCGCCAGCTTCTCCATAGTGTGTGAGTGCTGTGTGCCGAAGATCGTGGAAGTGCATATCTTTTAGTGATGGCATGTGTGCTATTGCGCGGTTGAAGCTTTCTCTAAGGTTTGCTGGTGCAACGAATGCTCTAGGTGTGCGAGTGTGTAGTATCAGCTCATCTGGTTTGCCGCTTGGCATTTGCTGACGCATGTGTGTTTCAAAGTATTCTCGCGTCCATTCTGGTATTGGTACTTTTCTTATGCTGCTTGCTGTTTTTGGTTTGCCTACTTCAAGGCGACGTTTTTGCCCTAAATGGTTTATGCTTTTTAGGCTTTTGTTGACGCTGATTGTCATTGCGTTAAGGTCTACGTCGCTTCTGGTGAGTGCGCAGCATTCGCCTTCGCGTAAGCCGCACGCTCCAGCTAGCATGACTCCGATGCGCAAATGTGGTGCCATCATGCTGTATATGTCAACGAGTTGCGCAATGCTGATGGCAATGCTTTCGTGCCTTGTGCGTGGTTTTTTGAGTTTGAGCGTGCAAGGGTTGCGTTGCAGTAGTGTTTCTCCAGCAGCGTTTACTTCTTTTGCACAAGCATAATTGAATATGCTTCTAAGCAGTGTGTAGCAGTGCGATCGTGCTACTGTGTTTCTTCCTGTAAGTTCGTCGCAGTCGAATGCATCGTACCAGTTTTGTATGTCTTTGCTTGTGATTGTTTTGATGCGTCTTTCTCCAAATGCTGGTAGAAGATAATTGCGCAATCGTCCTTCTTTGTGTGATTGCGTGGTTTCCTCTAGTCTGCTTCCGTCTGGTTTGCGCTGATTTTGCATATAGTCGTCTGCTAGCTGAGCGAATGTGATTGAGCTTTTATCTATCTCGTGACGGTTTATTTTCGCTGGCGGTGTCCATGTGCCTAATGCTATTTCTTTTTCTGCTTGAGCAAGCCATGCTTCTAGCTCTACGCGGTAGGCTGCTGGCAATGTTCGCGTAAATTCTTTTGGTAGCGACGGGTTTTCTGCTAAGGCTGCTGGAGGTGTTGGATAGCGTGCTTCGAGTGCTTGCCCGTATGATCGTGTTACTTTTCTGATTTTTCCGAATTTGCGCCGTGCCAT